CAAACCCAGATTCAGCGCAGTGGGGCATCGTCATCTACTATGGTGTCGATCACAGATTCATTGCGTTCGCCGATAAGGAGTCCGCAGACAAAGCCGCTGAATACTTGGACCGGATTTTCAACAAGGATTACAACATCAATCCGCTGAAAGCGCTGACGGATGAGTAAGTCGACCATCGTCACTACAGCCAACGAGCAGTTACTTCAGCTGATGCCCGATGCGATGAAAGTGATCGAAGAAACTATTAAGGAGTCTTGTGATGCCCCTTGGTCAAAGGACGCGCTTCACACTTCTGTTTGGCTAATCGAAAAGTTAACCGGCAAGGCAAAGACCGAAGAGGCCCAGACTGATTCAGGGCTAATGCGCCAACTCTTGCAAATGATTCAAGATAAAGACCGGAGATCCGCTCTGGAAGCCATTTCTAGAGACACTAAACAAGAATCATTGACTGAAACAAAAGATCCGGTGGATTCCTTTGTCGAACAATCTTGATCTCGCCAGTCAATATCAAAAATACGCCACTGACCCATGGGCGTTCCTATGCGACTGCGTTTACACCAAGAACCAGGTAAACAAAATTGATTCAGTTCAAAAGTTCCCGAGTGAGTGGGAATACTTGCGCCTTTACGCAGGGCTATGGAAAAAGCATTCGCTGATCGCAGTGCCAAAGAGTCGTCGTATGACGATGAGCTGGACGAACATTGCGCTTTACCTTTGGGCCGCGATGTTTAACCACACGCAAGACTTTGCCTTTGTGTCGAAGAAGGAAGAGGACTCAGCCGAACTCGTTAGGCGTGCCGAGTTCATTTACGATCACATTCCAGAGGATAAGATCCCACGTGAGTTATTACCGAAGAAGCAAACTAGAGCCAAACCTCCAGCCCTCATCTTTCCAGATATTGATTCCAAGATCCAAGGCTTCCCAATGGGTGCTGATCAACTACGTCAGTTTACCTTCTCAGGGATACTTGGTGACGAATGTGCATTCTGGGATGATGCACAGAAGTTTTATTCTGCCGCCTTCCCAACTATTGAAGGTGGTGGAAGGATGACTCTCATCTCTTCTCGTAGTCCTGGATTCTTTCAACGCCTGGTTTATGATCAACTCGACAATCAAGATCCGATTGATGAGACTGTGACTCCACCACAAGAATATCCGTTCAAAGATGACTCGGTAATCTTCTGGAAAAATCCCAAAAATAAGTTCGTTGTGATAGATATACACTTCACCGCGAATCCAAATAAGAAAGACCCTGAATTCAAGGCTAACGTGAAGGCGTCAATGCCGTTCAGGGAGTACATGCGGGAGTATGAAAGGGACTGGAGTGTTTTTGCTGGACGACCTGTTTTCGAAGATTACTCAAAATCCAGGCATGAGCTTCGCAGTAACGTTGAGCCTCATCTTGGTTTACCTTTGCTACTTGGTTGGGATTTTGGCCTAACTCCGGCGTGCATTGTAGCACAACTCCGCGAAGGTCGCCTTTTCATCTTAAGGGAATACGTTGAGAGCCACATGGGGATTCAGAAATTTTGTCCCCGTGTAATGGGCGATCTAGCGGTAAGATATCCTTCGTGGCGGAATCCACGGACGGATTTTCGCTCTTACATCGATCCGGCAGGTTTAGCCAAAGCTCAAACAGATGAACGCACATGTGCTCAGGTTATGGCTGAATGCGGAATGAAGAACATCTACCCAGGACCAATTGATTTCGAAACTAGACGAAAAGCGGTCGAGCATTTCCTAGTCCTTTACACCAAAGACGGTCCGGGGTTAGTTCTTTACCCGCAGGATTGCCCGACTCTATCTAAGGGTTTCGCCGGTGGTTACACCTATCCTGAGCGCTATGACGAGATTGAGCCCAACAAGGCTAGACCACTCAAAGATCATTACAGCCACGCGCATGATGCCCTACAATATTTGGCAGCAGGCGCGTTTGATCTAAAATCAATCAAGACTCATGTGACGGCACCGCCACCGGCTTATGCATTTGGCGAAAAGCAGGTCCTGCCTAGGACCGCAACAGAATATCAAATTACTAAATCAGATATCGGGGGATAAATGGCAAAACGTAAAGTGAAACGAAAAAAGGATACTGAATCTGTTTACGGCAGAGGTGCTGCCAAATCATCAGGCGGCAATGAATCAGAGAGTCCAGAGACGGGCAGTGCTGAGGGCAATCCTATTGTCAGGTGGATTTTAAACTGCCGCAATGAGGCCAAGCTCGCTAAGTGGAACTCAATCATGCAGACGAGGGAAAACTGGGATGTCTACTGGGGCAGACAAGATTTCTCGCACAAACTTCAGGGACAAAGCCGCGAAGTATTATCCATGCTCACTATGGCAGTCGAAGAGACCGCGGCCTTCTTTCAGCAAGCGTTGGTCGATATGGGAGAAGAATGGTGGAGCGTTGATCCCAGGCATCCACAAAATGAAACGCACATGAAGGTCACAACCGACATGATTAAGGCCGTGACCCAGATGCAACTCTTAAAAGCTGATGTGTTAAAGCACGTCACCAATGCTGTGAAGTCTGGACTACTGGGCAGTCTCATTATCTCCAAGGTTCACGGCGAGGAATATTGCGTTCCAAAGTATGTGGCCAACAGATCTTGGATGAGGCGCAAAGCCACACTCGAGCAAACCATGAAGTGGGGCTGGAAGCTGAGGCTAGACAATGTCAGCCAGTTTAACTACTTCCCCGACCCAACTCCTACCAATCACAAAATGCTCTATGAGATCGAAGACATGTGGACCGATTACCACCGGGTTTGTGAGCTCTCTCAGGGTGAGAATGCGATCTATGATCCAGAAGTGGTCGAGCAAATCGAGCACTCCATGGACGATGACGCTGAGGAGAAGTTCGACCAGATGAGACGCACCAACCAGAATGCTGTTTCTCATGCCTTTAGGGGCAGGGTGAAACTCACCGAGTATTGGGGCGATATCCTAGACGATGACGATAACTGCATTCATGAAAACATCGTCTGCACTCTGGCCAATGACCGCTGGCTCATCAGGCCCCCCATTCCCAACCCCTTATGGCATCAAAGCTCACCTTATGTCGTGCAACCCATCTTAGATTTACCAGACGCCAAGTGGCCCAGGGCCCTTATGGATTTCCCAGCCAAACATAATCAGGCCGCGACTGAGGTCTATAACCTGATGGTCGATGGCGCGATGAAGGCTGTGAACAATATCGGCATGATCAGACAGGACTGGCTCGAGGACCCAACTCAGATCGAGGGTGGGATTAAGCCAGGTACTAACCTCAATGTGAACTCGCAGTGTCCCCCAGGTGCCAAGGTCCTAGAGATGGTGCAGACAGGGATTGTGCCGCCAGACTCTCAGCAGATGTTTCAGATCATCCAGCAAGAGTTTAACCGCTCGGCACTGACCTCTGACATCAGGCAGGGCATGCAACCAAGGCAGACTGTCTCGGCCACGCAAATCGTTGAAACCAATCAGACCATCACATCTGTGTTCCAAGGGATGACGAAAAATATCGAGCAAGGCTTCCTTCAAAAGATACTCGAGAAGGTCTGGATGACTTGCTGTCAGTACTCAGACCTCATGGACGAAGATGAACTCAAACAAGTCTTGGGCGCTGATGATGCAGGTCACTACCTAGCGCTGACCCCTGAAGAACGTTTCGCTGAAACGGTGCACGGAGTTCATTTCCGAGTGAATGGCATCACGCTGACTTTGCAGAAGAAAATGGACGCCAAGGCCTACATGACGCTGCTTCAAACCATTGGTGGCAATGAAGTCCTCATGGAGGAATTCGTCAAAGACGGCAACTCTATCGGCAAGCTTTTGTCGAACATCATCAGATCCATTGGCATTGATAAACGCTCAATCGCCATGGATCAGTCAGAAAAAGATGTCATGGATGCCCAGACCCAACAAGCCGCGGCCGCAGGGCCTGGTGGACAAGGTGCACCTCAAGGAGGTCCTCAGCCTATGCAAGGTCCAGGGGCCGCTCAACCTGGATCAAGTCCTAATCAAATGAGCCAAGTCACGTCACCAAACTCTGGAAGCCTTGCTTCGCAGTTAGGAAGCGCCGCACCTGGGGTTTCAAAGTTACCGCATGAAGGATTTCACCGGAGGCAGCAATGAACTACTCAGATGAAGACATTTTACCCAACCGCGTCTCAGATCTCGAGCGCAGTATGATCACCGAGGCGTATCATAAGCTCGGTCGCAACATCTCCAACACGGCAAGGGTACTTGGTATTTCAAGAGCCACACTTTACCGCAAGCTAAAGGAATTTGGTTTATACGGTAAAAAGATGGGCGTTCAAAAACCGGAGGTGAAGCATGACATTCGATCCGAGTGAAAAGGAGCTAAACGAGCTTAATACTGGGCGCCTCATGCGGGCTGAGGCAGATCTTTTGGTGCCCATGCTCAATCGTCAACGTGAGGCCGTGGTGGCCAAACTCTGTGCCTATTACCGCTCTGGCGAGATGGCGCAGTTACCAGTGTGTGCTGCAGAAATTGTGGCCATTGAGAATATGAAGTCTGAAATCAAGAACAAGATCGCGAAAGCGCAAAGCATAGAGAGGAAAATTCAAAATGGATCAACAAGTGACGACGAATGAACCAAAAGCCCCGCCACCGGATGTAAAAGAGAAATTTCAGCGCCGAGGCTTTAAGCCAGCAAGTGAAGTGAAAGAAGAGCCTGTGTCTGACTCGGACCCCGAAGTAGAGACAGTAGAGACAACGGAGCCAGAAGCGAAGGAGTCTCTGCCCGCTGAATTCTCTTTTGAAGCTCCAGAGGAAAAGCCCGAAGTTGAAGAGCCAACCGTTGCAGAAAATGCCACAGTTCAACCGGCCGAGGACGACATCGTCATTGGCGATAAGGTTTTCAAAGACAAGAAAGAGGCTTTTCGTTATGCCCAGGAGCTCGAGAGGGAGAAACTAGCTGCTGACGCATTCCGGCAAGGGCTTGAGGCAGCGCAAATTCAAGCCAGTAGTAACTTAAAAGCCGAACCTCCTAAGCCTCCAGAATTAGAAACTATTCCAGACGAGTACTACACGAACCCTCAGGCGTATTTCGCGAAGATGAAACGCGAGATGGAGGCGAAGTCGGCGCAGACCGTTGATCAAAGAATTGCGCAGATCAATGCACATCAAGCGACCATGCAGAAATTCTGGACTGATTATCCTGACTTAGCGAGATCCAATGCAACGATGGCATTGGCACAAAAGCACATTCAACTGGGCTTGCAAAAATATGGGCACATCGAAACCAATAAAGCTTTGAAGCTGATTGCTGAAGAAACGAGAGCGGAATTGAAAGAATTAGGAGTTACTACCCTACCCACAAAGATCATACCTAGTAACACAAAACCTGCTGTTTCAGCTGGAGGGTCAACAGCTCCTACCCGACCAAAACCAGACGAAAAGCCATTGAATTGGGTGCAGCAAATGAAGAGTATAAAAAATAAGCGCTTTGCGAAACGCAAAGGTTGAAGCCCGGGGAAAATAGTTTTTTCCCCAAACTTTGAAAAGGGGAATAAATGGCTACGTTTACCTGGACACTCGATAGTCCCACAGGGGTTTATAAGAATCACAAGCTCTCGGCACAGATCCGGGAAGCCTCTGTCCTTCAATCGCTCTTTCATGAGTTCGTCGACGCAGAGCCCGGCTATGGCAGGAACAGTGGTGACACTCTGAACATCACTCGTGTGTCGAACATCACGGTGCCCACATCGGCACTCCTTGTCGAGGGTCAGCCCATTTCTGAGGACACTTTCATTTTGAGCACACAAGCAATTGTGGTTGCTGAGAATGGTCGCTCGGTTCCGTTTACTTCTCTTTCAGAAGATCTGGCTTATTTCGATGTTGGCTCCAAGGTCCAAAAGATGCTGATGCGCCAAATGCGTATCTCCTTTGACCGCGCAGTCGCTGCAGCTTTCAAGACTGGCCAAATCAGAGCTGCTGCCACTGGTACCGCTGCCATCAGCTTTACCACGAACGCCACGGCAGGTACCGCTACCGTCGCCCCCAACACCTATCACGTTGAGCAAATCAGAGATTACCTGTTCACCACTCTCTATGCTGAGCCATTCGACGGCGAAGATTACATCTGCATGATTTCGACCAAAGCCAAGCGTTCGATCATGCAAGATCCGGCCTGGATTGATTGGAAGAAATATACCGACCCGGAAGCCAAGTACAATTCCGAGATCGGGCGGTTTGAGAACATCAGATTTATCGAGATCAATGACACGGTTTCAGTGTCTGGCTCGGTTGGTGCTAACTCTCAGCCAGAAGCGATCTTCTTTGGTGCAGACGCTGCCACTATGGCCGTTGCAGTTGACCCTGAGCTTCGCGCTAAGATCCCAACGGATTATGGCAGATCGAAAGGTGTCGCTTGGTACGGCATTTATGGCTTTGGTCAGATCTGGTTTGATTCGGCCAACGCAGGTGAAGCTCGCACGGTTTACCTGACAAGCATTTGATTTTTTAAAACGATTTTTTGAGGGAGAAAAAATGTCTTATCCAGAAATGTTAATGTGGAACGAAGTCCTTAAGAATAAGGCCGGTTCATTTTCGACAGCCGTCAACGTGGCAGGCGCAGCAGCCAGCTATGGCGGTTTCGCAGTGATGCAACCCATTAGCCTTAAGCGGCTCTTGTTCTTTGTGACGGTTCAGGTGACGGCTGGAACGACCGCACCAGTTGTGAACTGGGTGTCAGCACCCACTTACGCAAGCTCAAGCGGCGCCGTGACCCTTGGCACTCTGACCATTCCTAACGGCTCGGCAGTCGGCACGGTTGTCTATAAAGACATCTCCGATTCGACGAGAGTTCAGGCAGGATATGAGCTGACGTTAAACCTTCAGACCCAAGCGGCTGATGGTGGTACGGCAGCTGGATCTGGTTGGATGGGCATGATCTGGGAACCGAGCCCGGATGCTGATGCCAACAACACCAAATTAGTGAAATCGGTTTAAGTTTGTAAACGGGGCCGAGAGATCGGCCCTTAAACGTACCTGGCAACAGGGAAGGAGCAAAGATGTCCAATTTAAGCGCAACTGCGGTGACCTATTCGATCAAGAATTTACGCCGTGGTGGAAACTCGAAAGTGCATAACCTGGTGTCTTTGACCTTCGGCAACACTTCTGCCACCTATTCGACTGGTGGAATCGCGCTCTCTGGCGCCTCGATGGGTTGCCCCAACACGATTGAATCCCTGATTGTCGCGAGCCAATACTCGGCGGCGTCTGGGTACTACATGCTCTTTGACCCGAATACTTCAAAGCTCAAGCTCTTCAGAAACGGCTCTTCGCCCAATGCCGCGGCTTTTGTGGAGGCTACTGGTGATGCACCGGCTCCTGAAACTGTGGACGTGGAAGTTACTGGCTGGTAACTTTTCACTTTAGGCTTTAAGCCAGAGGGAGAAGTGATGACCCAGGACATTCCAAAGATTAAAGAGCACCCGGAAAAACCAACAAACCGTGATGGAAGTCCTCTGTTTGATAACAGAGTGCACATTTTCAACGACAAGACTGGTCAATTGATCGGATATCAGCCCTATGCGGAACATGTTTGGGGCAAAGACGAAAACATGAAACGCATTTTCGAGCGCCCGCCTAACACCGGCAACGCCTGGAATGAAAAAAATGAGAAGATCGGCCGTTGGGAAGCAAATCCAGACGGTTCATGGAAGAAAATCGCTGATCATCACATTGAAACCAAGGCTATACCGCTCAATAAAGCTGAAGCGCTCGAAATGGAGCTCGAAGCATTGCGCGCGGAGAATGCGGCACTGAAGGCTAGCGCTGAAGAGCGGCCGAAGATGAAGAAAGTGACTTGAAACCAAGACTCCCCTTGATTTAGCCCATGTGGGAGACTGTTTTTGGGGGAGTAAATGAATTTTAGGAACACACCGGACCTCTTGGATGGCGTCCTTAGGCGCTGTGGGGAGCTCACGACGTCTCAAGGGGTAAGCCCGAGGCTTGATTCAGCTCTTTTGTACTTGAATCAGATACATCACACCATGGTGACTGGTGGAAATGAGCTAAATCTCGACATCGACGAGCCTTGGATCTGGGCTAGGGCTCGCCAACCCATCGTCATTCAGCTAAATCCGAGCATCACATCGGGTACAGTGTCGCTGACTCAAGGTTCAGCTAACGGAACATTCAATGTGGCGCCTCAGGTGAACGGTGTAAACGCCTCAGTTGAGAATTGGCATATCAGACCTGTTGGTTTCCCGGAGATTTACCGCATCGCGAGTCACACTTCAGGCTCAACTTCATTCACCATCGATGCGCCATATCCACAAGTGACCAATTCTTCGCTTAATTTTGCGGCATTTCAGATCGATTACGACTTGGTTTCGAGCACGATCAATATCGATAAGTACAATGACACTTTTAATTTCAGCGAAGATCAGGTACTCGATGCCACTCGAGCTACAGTTACACATGGTGCTTATACACCTGGCGATTTAGCAACTGCCATCGCAGCAGCGATGACCGCAGTAAGCCGTCATGGCAACACCTACACGGGAGTTTATAGTCCCGACTACAGAATGTTTACTTTCAGTTCCGATTTCAAGAATTCAAGCATCTTTACCATTCTTGGTGGCAATACTCCCAACAATCCAATTGGGTTTGTAGGTTCTTTTAGAACAGGTTGGGACACGGTAGGTTTTGATTACACAAATTTGATAGGCTCTTCGAGCTATTTATCCACTTATCCATTCAACAGCATCATCAGACTCTCTCAGCCGGCAAGGGTTTATTACGGCACGCAGTTTTTCTGGGGACAGGGCTCAGGCCAGGTCGGAAATCTCGATGTGGTGGCTTTTGACAGGCAATATCCACTTCTTGATCTCAAAATGGGGACGCCTGAGCACTTTTGTGTGATCGAGGAGAAAAGGGCCGCGCTTTTAACCGGAGCGCTTAAAGTCAGGTTCAATAAATATTTGAGCACCACGCAAAACATGAGGGTGGAGTTCGATTACATCCCTCAACCGAAAGATCTTTACAACAACGGCGCAAGCTTTCCTCTACTCCCTCGAAAGTTCGTTCGCATCTTGGAATTTGGTGCAAGCTACTACCTTTGCGTCGACAAAGAAGATTCGAGACAAGGCCAATATCTCCAGCTCGCGCAACAAGGGCTTCAGGCCATGATGAGACTCAATCGGCGTGAAATGGAGCGCAGTGGAACGGATTGGGGCCAGGTAATTGCTAGACCAGACCTAGTTCCTGAGAAAAAACGTGCACTTAGGATTAACGATTATGGATATACGGCGAGCTATTAATGTACAAGAACTCAACCATAGCCCAAATTCCACTCGGCGCCGCAGGGGAACTCAGCGATGAGGCTTCATCTGAGATCCCACCGCAAAACATCATCAAGGCATTCAATTTAAACTTTACGTCAGGCTACATAGAGAAAGCCCCAGGTGCGCTTAAATACAATTCGTCAGGCAGCTTTGGCGCCGGCATTGTAGGCATTCTTGATTACTGGCCAGCCTTCAACAAGCCGCGGATCTTGGCTTTAACGAACGACGGCAAGCTCTGGAAAGACACCGGCGACAGGACCTTTGGCACCACAGCTGGACCGGTCGCCATCGCTACGGGGATAGGCGGAGGAGCACTCAATAACTCCTGCCAAATGGTTGTCGGCGGAAACGAATCATCGGGTCGGGATAAGTTAGTCTTCATTTTCTCAAACGGTGTGTCCCAAATTCAGGTCTTAGGTGGGGACAACAACACAGTAGCTAAGATTACGTTGCCCGCGGCCGACTGGCCAAACGGCAATGCCTCGACGATGACGAACCCTCAGGGCAATTATCCTAAATTTGGCATCATGTTTCTGGGACGACTTTGGGTATTCGCGAAGTCGGTGGCTTATGCGAGTGCGACTGACAATCATCAGGACTTTCAGACCTCAAACAAGATTCTCATCAACAACGTGGGCCCTGGTGAGGGTGGCGACATCAATGGGGCTGTAATCTATAAAGGCCTGCTCGTGGTCTTTAAACAAGGGGACCTCTGCTACGTTCTTGATACTTCATCGTCGACATCATCTGGTTGGTTCTTCAAGCTATTTGCCACTGGTTTCAGTATCGCGAACTACCACGGGGCGTGTCAGATCTTGGATGATCTCATCATCATGGGGGTAAATGGAATTCTCACCAGCTATCAAGCAACTCTCAACTTTGGCTCGATAACTCAGGGTGACATATTCAAATTCCGCAAAGTTTCGCAGTTTTTTAAAGCCTACACCTACTTTTACGGTGCTCAGTTTACCCATGCCATTTATTACCCCGACAAGGGTTTGGGCCTTTTCACCGCCAGATCGACTTACATCACGAATAACGACACGCTCATCCAAATGGATGTCTCAGATGCCACTAATCATAAGTTTGGCATTTGGAACCATTACCAGGCGGACGCGATCACCTTAAAGCGCGATCCGATGACGGACATCTTGCGGCCCATGTACGGCGGCATTGATGGCAACGTCTACATCGGCGATTACCGGGACAGATCCATTGCGGGCGCGGCGTATACGGCCGAGTTCAAAACTCCGTATTTTGACATGAGGCATATGGAGCCTACATTGGCTCACAAAAATAAGATCTTTGATCACCTTGGGGTCACATTTACGCCTGACGGGAACCACAATTTGAACATCGATGTTTGGATTGATGGCAGATTTTCAGAGACGATTTCATTTACACAAACGGTAGACACCAACTATTTAGGTCAGTTTAAACTTGGCACGAGTGTCCTGGGCGTTGAAGAAGAGCAAACCATTTGGAAGCCACTTCATGGTTCAGGACGTAGAATCAGTTTCAGGGGCTATAATGGGGTGGCGAACGAGAATTTTAAGGCTAGTCTTCTAAGCGTAGCCTTTAGGCCAGCTGGCGAGAATGCCACAGTGTTACCGAGCATGGGGGGATAAATGCCAACGAATTCGAGTGCTATATTTTCGAGAGCTCACACCTGGGGCGCCGCCGATACGGTGCTCGCCACTGATCTCAATAACGAGTTCAACAACATTCTCATCAATCTCAATCCGTCTGGCATTGGTGGGTACTCGTTCAATGTGCTCCAGATGCAGGTTCAAACTTCCCCCGGCGGCATAGGCTCAGAAAGCTTAGCCACAACTCTGGCTGGCGAAATTGAGAGATTGCGGTTTCAGATCAACGCTATCATGGGCACCACTTATTGGTACCAGACTCCCGCGGCGACCCTCGCTCAGCTCAATCAGGCCATAGGGGCTGGCTCAATCGGTAACCGGGTTAACTCTGGCGTAACAATGGCGTCTGGGGCAGCAGCATTTCTCATCCCTGATAACACGGTCAACCAAGTGACTTTAGCCACCAGTACACCGTTTATTTATTCAATCGCAGGCGTTGCATACACAATTTCGGCAAACATCACACTTGGTGCTCTCGCGACCGCTGCAGCAAGTAGTGCGACAACTCAGTGTAAGATTGCTGACACGAACATTACTTCTGGCCAATCCTGGACTCAGCTCCTTGGCGAGAATGGCTCGACCATCAATGTCGCAACAATGGGCGCTGGCATAAGCTCCCAAATTGGTAAAATCGTCGGTCTCACCAATGTCACAAGTGGCGAGCTTTTCATAGGCAGAGTGGCTTCAACCACAGCCATAATTGATTGCTATCGTGGATATTTCCAGACCTCATCTTCTGCTTTTTCGGCTAGAGCCAATGTCACAAATGGTGATGTGTTAAACATTTTAGGTTTATCTTGGATTTACGCGACAACCGCAGGTACATTGACCGCGACGAGTACTAATCCAAGCTACCAGGGTACGGCGCCTAGTGCTCCGGCCAATGGTGATAGGTGGTTTGATACTTCAACCAATATCTGGAGAAGTTTTGACGGCATCATGTGGAATGACTCTCATTCGACATTGATCGGTATTGCCGCGCAAAATGACACGAAGACGATTGGGGTGAGAGCTCAAGACTTCTTTCAAGTCTTTAGCCCCACAAACACGATTGAGATCTTCGATTCTTCAAATGACACGGTTTATCCGGTCCGTGGACGCTACATTCAGGAGAGTATCTCGGTTAACGGGACACTCCTAAATTTTGGCAAATCTTATCCTTTCTGGACTGGGGTCGGATCTGGCCTTATTGACGGCACCACTCTCTCAAATAACCTTGATTATTATTTCTACGTCTCAAGTCTCGGTAATTGCTATGTCTCAAGTGTGGCGCCTTATGCTAGGGCCGACATGCTCGGCTTTTATCACCCTTATGCGCCTTACAGGTGTGTGGGCTATGGGCTTTGCACAGCCTCTGGAGGTCCTACATTCGGGCCTCTTGAATCGTTCTTCAGGCAAGACACTTCGAGCTCCGTTTACACTTTGACTGCGGCGGTAGTGAATTTCCCAAGACCTTATGTGGTCCAGCCCACTCAGGAATACATTGAACTGGATGCTAGCGCTGCCGCCTTCACTCAAATTTTACCGCCACCAGAAATGTGGAAAGGTAAGCGTTATACCTTCATAAAAACTGATTCGACCATTAGCGCCGCGACACTCCAGGCCTGGGGCTTAAGTGTTTTGACGACGACTTGCAATCTAACGGCAGGTAACACCAATATCGGGTCCCTAGCCGCAAATACTGGATTATCGTCTGGCATCACTTATTGGATCAGCGGTACTGGCATTCCAAATGGCGCAACCGGAACCTGGAGTTCAGGCTCAACCGCCACGAGTAGCATTGCGTCGACGATAACCCTCACTGGGACTGACATCACTTTCGCTACAGGCAGTGCGATTAACAACATGTTCACCACCACACTCAATACGCAATATGAGGCAGCGACGTTATTTAGCGATGGCACCAACGTTTGGGTCGAGAATCGTAAAATTCCATCCAACTGGACGCCGATTACGCTCTTAAATTCAAATGTCTTTGGCAATAATGGAATTTCAGCGATTGGATCTCAGAATTCGTTTTATAGACGAGTCGGAGATTCCATGGAAGTCAGATTTAGCCTCGATAATCTTACTTGCGTTGCAAGTCCAGGGCGGATTGTTTTACCAAGTGGTTACACCATCGATCTCAGGAGCATCGCTGATAAACGAACTATGGTAGGTACCTATGATCGCCAATCCAGTAATATCACCTATTATGGCGTGGGGTTAGGTAGTATTCAGGGAGCCAATTCTGGTCGTTTGGGTATCGATGTTTCGCTCAATACTTCTATGTTCTTAAGCTTCAAGGCTGTGAACGGAGGTGGAACAAATGCCTATGACAATTTCACCATGAACAGCTTCATCACTTCAGGGGATGGCATATCTGGCGTATTTATAGTCCCAATCAAAGGCTGGAATCCTTAATGCACATCTATGAACTTGTTCATGTTGATGAATGTTTCGAGGAGATCGATAAGATACTCCGGGAAGAGCATTGGCCAGAGGTTGGCCAGCATAAAGACCTGCCCATAGACATGGACTGGCCCAAGTATTTCGCTCTTCAGGAATTAGGTAAACTAAAATGCTATACCATCAGGGCGCCACTTAATGAGTCATTCAACACGATGCCACTCATTGGCTATGCGTTTTACATTGTCGATTTTCACCTTCACTACAAGACGGTGAAAATGGCTCAGCAAGACATCCTTTATGTGAGAAAGGCCCACCGCGGGATTGGCCGGGAGTTTATCGATTGGATCGATAAGGGGCTCAAAGAAGAGGGTGTGATATTATCAATTCATCATGTGAAGCCATATTTTGATTGGTCGCACATGCTTGAAGAAAAGGGCTATGTCTTTTCAGAGAAGATCTTTTCACGGAGGTTAGATTAAATGGCACTAGGCATAATGGCAGGAGTTGGTGCTGCCACAAGTTTGGCCGGAAGCTTCATGGGTGCCAATGCCGCGCAAAGTGCGGCTGAAGCTCAAGAGGCTCAGGCTAGGCGCTATCAAGACTTTGTAAACGGCCAGACTGAAAAGGCGATGAATCTCGTCAAGAATCCGGCTGACTTGGCCGCTTACGATGAGGCTTTAACTGCCCAAAGGTCAGTGGTTCAAAAGCAAAAAGCTCTGGCTGATTCCTTAAGCCCAAACCTGATTGAGATCGGTAAACAGCTTCACGGACTTATGACTGGTCAATCAGCTCCGGCACTTGATAATTTGAAGCAGCAAAGAGCCTTGCAGCGTACGCAATTGGTCGACAATTTGACTCAAAAACTTGGGCCAGGGGCTGAGAGTTCATCGGCTGGCATTCAGGCTTTGAATCAATTTGATCAAGAAACGGCCAACACTCTTCAGCAAGCCCAGAGCGATTACACGAAGACGTTCATGTCGGCCTCGCTTAGCTCGCCAGAAGTGATCAATGCTCTCGGAGGTGCTAATAAAGATCTGACCGCTCTTCAGGCTCAATCACCAGGTCAGAGACAAGCTAATATATTAATGGGCGCTCTCGGGCCTCAAGGGCAAGCCGCGCAAATGAGCATTAACGCTGCAGGTGCAGGTGCCGTGGCCAATCAGTTCATGGGCCAAGGGATTCAACAACTCGGTCAATCAGGGATTATGGGTGCCGCTATGATGGCTGGCCGTAACTCGGTAAATAAGCCTGCCGCCCCAGTCGGTGCTCCTGCTGAGGGGACTCTGGGCGCCGACATGAATGGATTCCAGGGTATGGATAATCTCGGCGGTCAACCGCATCTCCCAATGCCAAGGGTTGGAGTAGGCGGATCATTTGATTTTAATACAATCCGGGCAAATGGCTATAACGGGAACCCTGCAGCTCTTGATGCTACTGGAACCGTGAGGAACTTTGATCAATGAGTAAGACAGGTAAAACCACATTGAATGAAGTGATGGGCAAGCACGGCGAGAAGTTCGCGTCGCGCGGGCTCGAACTTCATGATTTGCCTGAGCTCTTGGGCGAGGGTATGCCCAAGCTCGAGTTCCATACTTTGGGCCGCATAAGGCTCATCAGGGCTTTGCGTAATCGTTTTGGGAACCATTATCGCTCTGTGCCAGGGGTCCAGCAGGTGATGCAGAAGTTTGACCATCAGGCGAAAATTGAGCTTCAACACCATGAGATCAGGAAACGCTTAGGTCGAAAGCCGGGAGAATGACATGGCAACTTTAGCCGAAACTATGATCGGTAATCAGCAACAAGCGATGCAAAACTCTAGCCATACGGCTGGTGACGCGATCCAAGCATTTCACATTGCGGCCACCGCTGAGCATGCCCGTCAAGAGCTCGAAATGGAGCAGCAAAAGCAAGAGGTCAATAAGGCCCAATGGATGACCTCCATGATGGAAAAAATTGGTAAGTTGGATGGTCCGGCACAAGACATGATGATTGATACCTTTGGACGTCAGGCTAAAAAAATAGAACCAACGTTCAACACAGACAATCTTGATATCTTAAAGAAAGATCCGGAATTAGCAGACAGATATTCGGCTGTTGCGGCTAAATATGCGAACGCTAAAGAGGACATGACTCCAGATGACATGAAGTATCTAAGGGCATTGCATGGATCAGCACCCGATGCATTTATCAATGAAATTGATAAAGCACATGAATATCAGCTACAAAAACAAGGTGCCGAATTAAAGGCTCAGAGTTTTCAAGGTCGAGTTCAAACTCAACAAGATAATCAGGTCATGCAGGCAGGCGACCGATTCGATAAAGATCCCAACCTTCTTAAATTAGTGCCGATGGGTCAGACTTTAGGACGTGATTTAAGAACTTTGACTTCAAACGCGCGTCCAACATATCAAACACTCCACGAGATGTTGATGAGTGGTGCATCCGTACTTGGCTCCGGGACATTGTCTGATGCAAGGGTCAGTTCGATAACTCCACCAGCTCTAGGTAAAACTAAAAGTGAGGTCGAACAACTCTTCACGAGTGATCCTGATCAGCCTGCAGATGCGAAATATGTCAAATATGTGAAAGATTTCATCGATAGGCTTCATACTGGTGTTAGAGCGCAGGTGGCTGATAGGTCAGATACCCTCTTTGCTGGCAAAGATCAGGATTTATTTCACAATCAAAATATGGTCGAGATGGCAAAGCGAAAACGGGCCTATTATTCATCTGGGGCATGGGAAAATGCGGGTGTACCGGCCGGCATTAAAACGCCACAAGCAGTTCAAGCTACGGAGGCTCAAGCCACGACACCGACCGCACCGCATCCAGTTGACTCAATGAACGATGATCAAGTACGGCAGCTTTATAATGCCAAATTCGGAGGCAAATAATGCCTGAACCGTCAGTCGCTGAAATGAGAGCTGCACTCAAAGCTAGCCCATCGGTGGATGAGATGAGAGCTGCCCTTAAGGCTTCGCAAGAGCCAGAGGGCACCGCATCAGGCAACAAGTTCCTAGATGAACATCCTGTGATGAAAGAAATGGTTAAGGGCGCCATTGGCGACCTTCCAACGGTTGGTGGGTTGGTCGGGGGAGCTGTCGGTGCTGGTGCTGGTGGGCCGGTCGGTGCCGTCGCAGGTGCTGGCCTTGGCGGAGCCACGGGAAGTGCCGCAGGCGATGTGCTCAACAAACTGGTGTTTGGCAAAGATAAGACTGCCGTCGACACGATCAAAGATGCTGCGACCGAAGGAGTGACGCAAGGTGCTTTTCAAGGTGCGGGCGAAGCTATTCCTGCGGTGACAAAGATCCCCGCAGTTAAGAACTTAGCGGCGAAGGCCGGTGAGGCCATCTTCAAGGTGCCGGCCGAAGTGATCAAAACGTATGCGGAAAATGCAAAGAAGATCAAGGCGATGTATTCCTCAAATGATGGCAATATCGCGGCGGCAGCTGATACGGTAAAGACCGGATTCATGAGTGAGCTTGATGAGTTTAGGCAATCGATGGGACAAAAGATATCACAGGCACTTCAAGGTAGCGACAAGACAATTAGTGCTGAGCCAATTTTAAACAATCTTGAAAAGACTAAGGCTAGCCTCAACAAGGTTCTACATAAAGATCAGATCCAAAATATTGACGATTTAATGGGCCAGGTGAAAGAACTAGGCGGCGATTCAGGTGAGATCCCAATCTCTGAGGCTAATCAGCTGAAAGAACATTTTCAGACAATGGCCAGGGATGCTTATAGATCTCCTGGTGAGATTTTTCAAAGTAAGGATAAAGTCGCCCAGGCTGCCAAATCAGGTGGCGCCATAACCAGAAAACTCATCAATGAAGCGGCTCCCCAAGTAGCTGAAGCCAATGAAAAGTTAGCGGCACTTCATACTATTGAAGACAATATGAATTCCTCGTTACTCTCATCCGGTAAAACTGAGAGCTCTTTAGTGGCGGCCGGCAAAGGTTCAAACCAGGCTAATCAGCTAGCTCTTGAAAAGTTGTCTGAGTTAACTGGCAAGGATTTCGTTGGTCCAGCTAAAGATTTGGCAGCGGCCCAAGTCATGGGTAACGCAAGTTTTACGCCAGGTCGCGGACAATTAGCTGGTGCCGCTCTTGGCGGAGTAATTGGTGGTAGGCATGGCAATTTGTCTGAAGCAGCAGCTGGTGCTGCGGCTGGTGGTATTATGACGTCCCCAAGGGCCTTAAAATCGATGATCGATGCTGGTCTTTTAGCGACCAAGACCCCACAGACCAGGAACGCTTTAACCCAAGGTGTGATCAGAGGTACGAGGGGTGTGAACAATCTCGTCAATCCTTCGGAGCCGACTCCCTAACTTCTTTCAACATCCAGCATTCTTCGTTCGTGAGCGATAATGGCCTCACACGGATCACAGAATATTGGCCTCTCAGCAAACAAGATATCATCAGGACAGCAGCATTCTTCCTTCAATGCAGCTACGAGCTTTTCACAACACACTTTAAGTGCGTCTATTTGGGTTTTTGATTTGCACGCGACGTGATAAACATCGGCTCGGTCTTTCCAGCAAGCCTCGCAGTCAGACTGCCATGACTCGGCCGCTTTCTTCATTGCATCGTACGCACGCTTTTCAATGACGTGAATGAAGCCTTCTTCAACCGGCGGCTCGGTATAAGCCGCTTCTGATATCCACCATTCTCTCGGCTTACTCATGGCACAATCTCATCATATTTCTCTTCCAATCGAGCGTACATATGTTTGAGTTTTTCATATCTCTGTTTGAGATCGTCATAGGCGGACTTTTCGATGACACAAATGCAAGGCCCAGGGGTTTTCATTTCTGAGTCGTAACATTGGTATCTAGACCAACCCCCTCCGCGCGTGCTTGCAGCTTCAGCAAACTCAGCTATCCACCATTCTCTCATTTAACCAACCTCGCATTTACCTGGCTGTGGAAACTGTCCCTTTGTCCACCGCCATAGATGTAAACATGTTTTGCTTAGGTTCACATACTCAGATTTTGCTGGATGATATTGAACGACTACATCATCTTCGTCCCAAAATAAATCCTTCACTTTGCACATTTCATCCCAGGTGGGGCATCGGTGTCCAAGACTGACCGAAACATGTTCAAACTCGAATTCATCATAGGCGTTTGAGACTTGGCAACGAATCACCGGGCCAATTGGTGTCGTCGGAATTTCAAACCACCCGAATGGATCTCCTGCTTTTTGCTCCAATTTCATTGGATGTGGTCGCCTGTATTTTTCTACACGCGCGGTTGAAAAGCTCACAATGGCCCCAGATCTTCTATTTGTTTAATCAGGTCACCATTTGCGATAACAAACCAGACTCCGTCCTCGTTATCCACTGCCCATGCATCAGGCTCGGTTGGCTCAACATAGACTTTGTATTTACTATCGAATGCGCTGACATCTTGCTGATGATATTTGTCCATGAAGCGCACTCTGATCCCGACACCAAGCTTACCATTCTCAATGTTTATCAATACCCGCTCAATGGTTTGAGAATCGCTCACACATGCTCCTTCATGTTCCTGAGAGCCAAGATCCGCTCTTCAGCGCGTTTGATGATGTCTTGCCTCTGTTCATCCAGGACCTCGCGACATACTGCAAGCAAATGAGTCTGAAGCTCGGTGCGGTAATTGAGTTCTTCACCCTTTGGCTTCACCAGATCGTTAAGAGTCTGATCCGCCGCGGTCTCGAACTCTTTTCTGAACCTTACCTTTTTGGGCTTTGGCCTTTTCTTCTTTACGATCTTTCCCAAGCTTTTCCTCCATGATGCATTCTTCGCATCGTTGATCTGATCTCCCGGAAAACCACAAATGAAGCTGACCGCATAGGGGACATCCTATTTCAAAGATGCCCATTTTTCGCCCCTCATATGGAGATAGCCACATCTGGGTCATAGGAATAAAGCCATACCTGAGTCTTTGGCTCATATCCGAAAAATTTGCCTGCTGTAAGCTTCATGATCAGTCTATCGTCTTTCAACAAATGAGCTTTCACCATGATGTCCTGTACCCCTTCGATCAAATTCGAGACATCCGCCTCAGCACTTCTGTTTTCAAAATAAAAGGAATAAACAGCGATGATTTCCCGTTCAATCAGGATCTTGTCCTTATTTTGCTTAACGACACTGAACATGGCTTGGTTTTCCCAAATCATGTATTTCTCTGAAGGGAGGACGCGCTTTTTCCCACCATGGCCGAATATCCTTTTGTGGTTTTTCAACACCATCGCACGACCAGGAATAGTTAAAGTGATGAGAGGCTTAGGCTTTGTAGAGTCTATCATCTGGCCTCGATTTCAGTGGATACTCACACTTCGCGCACCATCTGCGCACATAACCTGCCTTAAATGGCACGAATTCCCTACCGCACTTCTCGCACTTGCGATTCCTGCATTTGCGGCACGTATCGTATCTCACATGCTGACCTAGCGGTGCCCCACAACCCCTGCACTTCATGTGTATCATCTTGAAACAGGTACATTCCAGGTTCAAGGATTTTTTTCAACCACGGCGTGCCCAAAGGGGCTATCGGAACGGTTCCCGAGTTTTCTCATTTTGGCCACTTCCCCGCCCCGCTCCCGTTTCCAATCAAGCCTTGGCTCTAAACCTGAACTCCCCCGCATCGCGAGACTAGTTAAAACAAAGAAGTAGCGAAAGTGAAAACCAAGACAACTTGACCCCGTGCCTTTGCTTTGGGCTCGGCCGACCGGATGTCGGCGAGCACGGTGCGCACGAGCGCCGAGGGGAACCCTCGTGACGAAGCTGTAGCTATGTGCCCCGGAAATCCGTTTCACGAGACTAGCCTAATTTAGGGTACGTTCGAATTTACTTAGTTTCCCCTAAACCTATGTAGAAAAGAAATGGTGGCCTTCCGCTCGCCCCTTGATCACTCGGGTGCGAGAGATGCTTGCTACTGTGGACATCTGTGCCCCTCTGCCGGTTATCCCGGTGGTCCTATTTCACGGTCCCCCATTACTGTTCTGCTATGGACAACCATGAGCTACTTGTGTAAGTATTTTCTCGTGGTTTTGATTGCACCATAATCACAGCGGGGGGCCCCGAAAGAGTCAATTCTCGACGGGGCTAGTCCTTTGATTTTTTCCAAAAATTAGCATTTTTTCTAACTCAGCTTGTCGTTGTTCAAGATGTTCGATCCGGCGCATTAAGGCCTGAAGGCCGTCGCCGCACAGATCAATAAGTAAGAGAAGATCTCCTAGTTGCGCATCTAGATTTGAAACTTTGTTCAAGACTTTATCTTCAATTCTCATAGCTTATCAAGGATTTCAGATTCATCAGTTTCAAGATAGTCGTGTATCATCTCAAAGTCCTGAAGCTCTTCTGGGCTGAAATTACGGGTCTTTTCTTCATAGAACCATTTGAGCATTGACTCGAGTATCTTTCGATCATGGGACTCGATGGTCTTTCCTTTGCGCGTTGTGCCAGTCAGAAAGACATGCTTCGCGGGGTCTGTTGGCCCGGTGATCGGTTCATGGATCAGACCCGGCGGCGGGTACTCAACATTGCTTAGCTTTTCTTTTGATTCAGCATCTTTGTAGACTCCAGGCTTTGGCTCAATCCTGGCCTCAATGGCGCGCGCGCGCTCGTGGGCTGGAGCTCTGGTGTCCCTTTGCGCCTGATCCATTTCTGAAGGCTCATAGACGCCGCCAAGGGCATCGGGAAATGCCATTCGCAAAGCGGCACACTCCGCGACCTTCTTGAGCATGGTCTCAGGCATCTTCTGCCAAAGTGCCTTGCCAGTGTTGTATTCAGACAACGGGACTTCCTCGAATGCCGGATGATTCCAATCTTTGCGGTAAACTTTGCACCAGGCCGAAATTAGCTTGCCATTATCATCTCTCGTCACACCTCTTTCAGTCCCTGAATGGAGTCCAGATTTGGCGGCGATTGATCTAAAGCCATCAAGCCCCACGACGACTGTCCCAGGGGAATTGCCGTACTTGATGAAGTAAATGAGTCCAGGCTTCATCGGATCAAGGCCCAGATTTATGGCTCTATAGAGAAAAAGCTTTAACTCATCATTCGTCGCACCTTTAGCGACTGTCGATTTGATGAGTTCTAACTGCTCAGGGGTGTACTCGGTTAAGGTTAGTTCTTTGGACATTTGTCTCTCGCTTCTTTGATTAGTACAAGTTTCTTAAGTAAGATCATTACTAGTTCAAAAGCTTCACCTTCATTTAAGGTTTTAGCTAAATCTTCAAATCTTTCAGATCTCAAACATCTTCTATGCCCAGATAAAAACTCTCTAATTTCGCACAAACTTTTACGACCAAAGTTTTGATGTTTAAGTAAATCTCGTTCAGAAAAGGCACATAAATCATCAATAGTCTCAATGCCAATATTTCTGAGGACAGTTACTGTTCGAACGGTTAATCCATCGGTATCGAAAGCTATTTTCTTAAATGGATAAACCATTTTTCCTCCTTAAAATACTGTGGGCCAGGCCCAGGCGGGTAAATTGATCGGCTGAATTTCATCCGGATAAGCTTCATAAATTCCGGTCTTTTTACTTTGAGCAAAGATAATCATGGCCTTTTTATAAAGGGATCTTCCGACGTCGATTGTCGCTTCATCAAGAAGAAATGTTGCGACCGCATAAGGTGGTTTTGTCTCAATTGCTAGGATTACAAAGTCCGTGTAGTTTTCATGAGTCACAGCCGACACAACATCGAGATAAAGTGCCGCACTTAAATGGTACTTAAAGTTGGCGATTGATTTCTGGAAGTCACCAAGAGAGGCGTCACTCGTAGTTTTCACGTCAACGATGATTTTTCCTTCTCTTAAGAGATCAGGTCGACATTTCAACGGAAACGCTGAGTCTGTGTAAAACTCTGCGAAGTAAGATTCTTCGGCATGGCCACAATCCAGGAGCCGTCGCGCGGTCTTATGCTTACTGACTGATAAAAGCATCGCCTGAATTTTCTCATAGTCCTCGGCGTCCAGGCCCTTTCGGCCCATGGCGTGTTGTCTCGATTCCCATTCTTCTCTCTGCGCGACTGAGCCTTTGCCTGAGAATTCAGGTCTGATGCAATAGTTAACTTTAAAGAGCTCAGGCTCCAAGATTGCTTCGTGCACAATTGTGCCAAATTCCATGGCAGGTGTTGGCTTTGTCGGATGTGTTTTCTCCCAGAGATAATGCGCGGGACTCCTTAAAAGATGCTTGAGGTTCGTGGAGCCTAGAGCTTCATGCGCGTGATAGGCTTCGTTTGAGATCTTGACCTTCGATGGGTATGTGATTTCCATTGTGAATCCTTTTTGGACGGTAGTAACTAGGTCTGTAAAGGATTGCAACAAAAATTGCCTTTTGCCGACTGTCCATACGACTATGTCTCTATGAGGCAACGACTCGGATTCAGCCACTTTGTGGACAGAGCTTTCTGGACGCTGCTTACGGCGAGCGCCGTCTATGCCGCGAACCAACTCAAAGTGGTGTCAGCCTCGATTGAGGAGCTCAATGTAAAGATGGGCGTCGTTGTGGAAAAGATTTCAAATGCCGAGAAGAGAGTGGATCTTCTCGACCGTAGAATTGAGCGCATTGATAATTCGATGAGACATAAATAGTCAGTCTATTCCCACGCAAAACAAGTATATGTGACCTTATTTCCAGCCACGAATACCCCGTTGATCTTAAAGCTACTCGTACTCACGTTTGAAACTCTAACAGCTACGGACGACGTTTCATCGTTGGCAAAACATGCTGGCGCCACAGGCCATGAAGAGTCTGAGAATGTCACTGTGCAAACTCCTCCGTTAGTTGAGCTGCCGACAGTAATTCGGCCTGCCATATCGTTTCCATCAACACTCGGAGATGTGCCACAATCACCTGATCCAGATCCAATGGTTGGTGCAGGCCCTGAAAATACAGTGTGTCCGAAAAGCGCAATCTTACCCCGTGTCCCAGTCCCATCCTTTGCACCCGGATTAATAGTGACCCCACCACTTGAACCATTACTCGCGGCAACAGCATTTCCTGTGCTTAAAGTGACACTTCCGGTTCCTGTTTTAGCTGCTCCTGTGGTTAGATTTATGTTGCCACTGAAGGCCTTATTTACTTGAGCATCTCCTGTTTGTAAGACGATGTTTCCAGTGTTTGGCTCATCGCCCGGGGCAACGGTTTGATTCGTTGTTATGTTCCCGGTGAGTAGCGAAATGCTGCCGGTCAATTGAGCGTTGAAGCCCACTTGAGTCGAGACGACACTGTTATTGCCAGTCGTTAGATTGATGCCTCCGGTACCCTCACCAGAGCTCGTATCAAACGCTGTGTTTCCCGTCGTAACGTTAAATTGTCCAGAGTCCGCAGTCGTGGCAGCTCCAGTAGTCATTACGATATTGCCACCGGCATGCCCGGTAGCACCAGTCTGAGACACAATATTAATTGCCGTGCCAGCATTTGATCCGCTGGCAGTACCACCTTCGACGTCAAGGATGCCAGCCGGAGAAGTCGTCCCTATGCCGAAATATCCTGACGTATCGAATCGCCCAACTTCACGAAGAGTGTGATTGTTCGTTGTTTGAAAAGCGAGCGCACCATTTTCAGCGCCAGCTGTGACATCGGTCATGATCCCGCCGACGGCTGCTGCTGCGATAATTCTGTTTGGTGAGTTGTTGTTTTCGGCCGAAAACAAAATATTGGAACCATTGCCATTGGCGCTTGAAGCTGTGTTTTCTACACGAAGCGCGTCTCTCATTCCAGAGCCAGGTGCTGCAAACTCCCCAGCTAATGAATAGCTATTTGATACTCCAGTCCCTGCACCACCTCTAGAGTTACCATTGGACGTTCCACCAGTCGAAGCATAGATTGCTATGCCAGTTCCGCTAGCCGTTCCGCCGGTTGCAACCTCAACATCCAAACATCTCTCTGTTGTGGCAGTGCTGGCACAACTATCTGATATGCCAGTAGGATTCGCGCCCGTTGCAGACATGGTGACGGTGATCCCGGAAACACCACCATTGCTCACGTTGCTTGCGTTGGTGATTGATAAATTGCTGGCCTTATTGCTCGCTCCAGTGGCGGTAAGGGCTAGGATATTCCCAGTTGATCCGTTGTTGTTTCCGGTCGCCTGCATTTGAACGAGGTTGCCAGTGAACCCTGTGCCGCTTGTTGAAAAGAGCATTGCGGTGCCAGAGGTCTGAGAGTTCCAATCCCACTCCTGAGCATTGGCCACGTTATTGATGGTGTTTGCACCAGTTGCGGCCGTGATTCCAGAGAGAGCGGCACCACCACCCGCACTTGCCCATGACGTATTCGTTCCATTGGTAGTCAAAAATAGACCAGAATTTCCGCCCTGAGATGGCGCGAGAGCATTGAAGGCGGCATTTGCCGTAGTCTGCCCTGTTCCACCACTGGATATGGGTACAGTGCCCCCTGCTCCTCCTAAGCTCGTCCATGAAGTGCCATCGCACCACTGAAGAGTGTTGGCATTGTTGCGCAGCGAGCCTTGCGCCGCGGAATTGCAGGTCGTTGTTGTGTCAGAATTCTGAAATTGTTGACCACCAAGGCCTAAGAGTAGCGGGTAAGGTGAACCCCAAATTAAAGGTGAAGTGGCGAACGCTGGATTCACAAAAAACGCGAGCATGAAAATCAAAAGATGTTTCATCGCTTATCTCCGGTAAGTTGTGATTTCGATTTGGCCACCTGTCGCGGCTGAGTCCAAAGCTTTAAGTGAAAGTCTTGCACCTTTTGAAATGAGCACCGGAATGCGGCCGTTCCCGCCTGGGGGGATGATCAGGAGATTTTGCTCATTTCCGGCTGATCCATAGGCCAGATCGAAGGAGCTCCCAGAGGTATCAGAAATTTCAATCTCTGAAGTGTGGTCAGTGGTTGCGGCTTTGATTTGCACATAAGCCCCCGTGCCGACCGTAGTTGAAGCATAAGAGTTTCGGATAAGATCGACAGGTTTAGCGGCTGAGCCGATAGGCATAAAAATCCCCCCACAAGTTGACACCAGAATAGACGTTTCCAAACAGACATCCAACTAGCATTTAGGCTCGATGCATCATTTCTAGTCTTGCGCATAGGTTCAAAGGCAAGCAGACTCTGGCCTAACAGGGGGGATTTCATGCAGATAATTGATGTGCCGTTTGGCAAAGGCGGGGAGCTTACCGTCGATGAAGAGGCCGGGATGTTTTCGTTAGAGATCAAGGCCACGATTCTTGGCACGCCTGAAGACGTGAAGCTGAATTTATCCGTTGTTACAGTTTTGACAATCTTGCTTGCCGGGACCAACAACCCGATTGCAAAATTGGCCTTGAACATTCTCCTAAACCTTTTTGCAGTGTGAGGTGAAAAGTGAACAACATCATATATTTCATAATCTTTATGTGTGCACTTACCGGATGCACAAAAACGTCCCCCATTATCACCCCGATCAAAGACGTCGGTTGCGCAATCGAGAGTGCAGTGACCGGCAGCATCAGCCAGGTGGTTGCGACAAGTCTTAATTGCACTAATCAAGCAGCGGTCCAGGCGTCACTTCAAAGTGCCTTTGGAAATGCGAACCTGTGCGCCACCGCTTCCATGGCTAAACAAGCCTCCTTGAAGTCAGACAGACCAAAAGGTGTGATTGGTGATCTTGCCTGCCCCGTGGCAGTCAGCGCTGCTATGGGCTTTTTATCAAATCAAGTACCAACCACCTGGGGATGCTCAGTAGGCGCCACAGCTTCAGCATTAAGTGCGGCACTCGTCGCCGCATGTGAGGCAGCAATTCCATTATGAATAGAATCTTCAATCACAAAAAAGACAGATCACGAATTGGCGATGACCTTTTCAAGTTTCACCACCCCATTCATCCAGGCACGGCACTTACGTCCTATGTTGACTTAAGATCAAGGGACATCCCGATCTTTGATCAAGGTCAGATGGGCTCTTGTACGGCAAATGCCGGTGCAGGCCTTTGGGGCTTCATCGAGAAATATGACATTGAACGTGGATTCCTAGCACCTGAGGAATTTGGCAAAGGCTATCAAGACATTTCAAGACTCATGCTTTATTATCTAGCCAGATGTCTTTGTGGCGACGTGAGCACAGATGGCGGCGCTGAACTCAGAGACATCATCGGCGTGTTTGCTAGATGGGGGATATGTCCTGAAGGTTTATGGCCGTACCTCCCGGACAACATTTTTAAATCACCGCCATCCCCAGTCTACGGCGTGGCGTGGCATCATAAAATCACCACAGGACTTCGCATCACTGATGGCTCACTGGATGAAATGAAAACCTGTTTACTAAACGGCTTTCCATTCATCTTTGGTTTTCAGGTCTTTGACGACTTCATGAACGATTCCACGGCTCAAACAGGAATAGTTGACATGCCATCTGGCGATAACGTCGGTGGTCATGCGGTGGAAGCTGTTGGCTTTGATGATTCAAGACAGTGGTTCATTGTCAGGAATTCGTGGGGAACATCTTGGGGTGATGCCGGATACTGTTACATGCCTTATAACTACATCTGTGACACATCACTAGCTAACGACTTTTGGACGATAAAACCATGACATCAAAACATCTAGTAGATCATCATAAACACCACGAACTCGAAGCGAATAATACGCTTTATGTAGTCGGTGTGTGTTCGAATCCTGCTAGATGGCACTCCAGATACCGCATTGCCCGTGAATGGATCAAGCACATGGTGGGCACTCCAAATGTGCACCTGATTGTGGTTGAAGGCAGATTTGGTGACAGACATTTCGAACTCACTCCAGACGAGATTGTTTACGACCATTTGAAAGTAAATTTGAGCTCTGAAGCATGGGTGAAAGAGTCGCTGACTAACATCGGCCTCAGATATGCGATTGCTGTCTGCAATGCACAAAACCTGTGCTGGACCGATATGGATGTATTTTTTCGAGATGAACATTGGGCGCAAGAGGCCCTTCATCAATTACAAACATACCCGGTGATTCAGCCATGGCAAGACTGCGCGGACCTTGGTCCTCATGGCGGCATCTCGAGACATTTTCGCTCATTCGGATATCAGCATGCCAAAGGGATTAAAAAACAAACTCACCCCTCTCAGCCATATGAATATGCGCACACTGGGTTTTCATGGTGCTGCACCAGAGGCTTTTGGGAAAATGTGCTAGGTCTCATGGACTTCCCTATTCTTGGAAGTGCTGATCATCACATGGGTTTCGCAATGACAGGTGAAGTCGACAAAACCATTCACCTTGGCATGCAACCCTCATTCTTTGAACTATGCCGGGAATGGCAACAAAGGGCTTTGCAAGTCACTCAAGGCGAAGTCGGGTTTTCGGTGGGGCGCATCGAGCATTGGTTTCATGGGCCAAAGAACCGCAGGTACTACCGTGAGCGTTGGCAGATCTTGGTTGATAATAAGTTTGATCCGAAGATCGACCTTAGAAAAGACTCTCAGGGTGTTATTACCTTGGTTGGAAAGCCAAGGCTTGAACATGCAATCATCAAATACAACCGAGCAAGGCTCGAAGATTCAATCGAGGAGGTTTAAAATGGAAGCAACCGTAAAGAAGTCATCTTATCGTCAGCGGATTTATCAAATGTCAGATGGTTCGATTTTCCTGGTTTTCGGCAATGACCCCGTTTCTGACGTGGGTGCCAAATTATTGGCAGACCATGACATCGTGGATGTCGCGACAGTAACCGATCATGTTGAGCCAGCTCCGGTGCCATGATGGCTGAATTTGAATTTGCTTTCACTTATGTGCTGGAGAATGAAGGGGGCTACTGCGTCGATGACGGAGGTCCCACTAAATGGGGAATTGTCAGAGCCGATCTTGCTGCCTTCAGAGGCGTTCCAATCGATCAGATCACGGCTCAGGACATCAAAAACTTATCGGCCGATGACGCTTCAAAGATCTACCAAAAGCAGTACTGGACCCCGATGAGGCTTATGGCTATCGAGGACACTGGTGTAGCGACTGCGATCTTTGATATTGGCGTCAATCGCGGTATCGAAGTCGGCGCCAAATATGCGCAAAAAGCAGCGAATTTACTTGGCCATCCGCTTTACGTCGATGGGGTGATTGGCCCTCAGACGTTACAAGCCATCAACGCCTGTGTCGCTTCCGACTTTATCCGTTACATCGAAGCCATGGATGTAGCCGGTTACCTGGCTATTTTAAGAGCTCACCCGGAAGATAAGATTTATGAGCGCGGTTGGATGGCGAGAGCAAAAAGACTTTTAACTTTGATCTAGAGGTAACCATGTCGCTTTCAAATGCTTCAGTCACGGCCGCAATCTTCACAATGCAGATCCAGCAAGTGAACGTGAATCCGATTGTGGTGAACCCGACCATTCAGGTACCCTTGACGTTTGGTACGACGACCTACGTTAATACGACCTCTGGAACTTTCACCCCAAATAACAACACGAAGACGATTCACACATTCTCAACCACCAATGATCTGCCAAAGTGGCTACTTATCGTGGTTGATCAGCCAGTGAGTCTCACCATCACGACCTCTGGTGGGGTGACTCCGGCCCTTCAAATGCCTGTTCAGCGAATGATGTTCTTTGGAAATCCCACACCTGTTCAAAACTGGAACACTCTCGTGCTCGATGGCACGAATGCGAACCCTGCTTATGTCATGGCTCAAAATGTGGCTGTGAATTACTCAGTCTTCTGGGGAGATGGGTCGCTCTCATAAAAAAAGCCCCCTTGGGATGAAGAAGGGGGCTTTAAAGACACCAACAACAAGCTCCACCGATCTTTATTTACTCACACGCTAGAGCATCTTTCAATACTCACCGTGAGTCTTTTTGCCCTTAGCTAGACCTGGCACTTTTTTCCCGGCCTGAAGACCATTGCCATAATTGATCTTGCCAGCGCCGCCCGGACCTTTAATTCCACCTTCATGCGGACCTTTTCCGGCGTGCATTTGAGGACCAGTTTTGTGTCCAGTATCGGCCTCTAAGCCTTTACCTTTGCCAAATGGCCCATGATTGCCTTCTTCATGGGATTTCATATGAGTCTCAGCTTCACGCGAATGAATCCGCTTGCCTGGGTCAAAGCCATCAGGTCCTACGTGCTTCGAGTTTTGATACTCGCTGGTATTCACTTTCGCCATACCGATGGCGCTGTGTTTTCCCTCTTTGTCGGCCCACTCTTTGTGAGCTTCCGGCGAAACTTTCATGGATTCGCCCATTCCGTCCTTCATTTGTGGCTTAAATTGATACATACGACTCTCTCCCCTGGGTTATCGTTGAGCCAAATCGGCCCCGCGTCCCCTAAGGTTACACCTTGGTGTGACGCCGCCGCAACAGAGACCGGACCTTCTTAGGCTTTGCTTTGACGCGCTCAGGAAGTTTCCCGGAAGTGGCCGAGTTCCACTCATTGAATGTCGCCTGCGACATCTTGCCTTGTTTTACGAGTTCGCCGAACTTTCGCCTTTGAGCCTCACTCTTAAATGGCATAAAAAACCTTACCTCGCGTTATCTAAATTCGCCATATTTTCTGACTATTTTGCCAGTCTCAAGATCAAATACCGCTCGAGTGTGACCTTGACCCCAGACTTCATTCAGCTCTTCATCAAAGCCGAGACCAAAATATGGTTGGCGGGAAAATATGTTGTTTGGGTCTACTTCACAAATACCTTGGGCCCGCCACAGAATCTTCCCTTGGCGGTCAAATGCGATGATGTTGGAGTTTGGTAAATATTCTTCAGGCTTCGGGTTACGACATAAATAAAGGACGAGTACTTTATCGCCTAAGTCTAAACCTTGGTGAGGAGCAGTCCCTTTTATCGGATTGAGCACTTTATTGCCATCGATCATGACGTGATCAGGGGTGGTAAATGCTAACTTAACGGGCTTCATTTGATCTCCCTAGTGTTACTAAACCAGTTGCCATCCGGTTTTATTATTTGGATCTGGTTAACTCCGCCTTCGCCGTTAAAAATAGGGGATGTGTGAGACTCAATGATTTCAATGCCCTTAGGGATTTGAACATCTGTCAAATGTGTTGGGACATTCGGAAGTGAGAGTGCTCTTTGTATTTCTTGAGGAGATTTATTAGCGATATTTTCTTTTGTCACCCAATCTCCGACAACGTTATCTAAAACACCAGAGGCTCTAGTAGCGTTTATCGTTTGCTTTGTTTCTCCGCGAATGCCGTAACTATATGCTTGAAAAGGTCCCTCAGCGCTTGGGTGCTTTTTTAACCACATAAGGTTCATTTCTTCAGCCGAATAAAATTCGTGAATCGCTATATCGCCATGACTCTTTTCAATTGCTTTCGCTATGTCCTGGAATAGCTCTTTTTCTCTAAAAGCCCATTTTCCAAGCTTAAAAACTGAAGGGGCCAGACCCAGGGTTACAATGCCAGCAAAGGCTAACGCACGTTGATTGAAATTGAGCTTATCCCCGTTGATGAGGCTCTCGCCAGTGATGGCTTCATAGATGGATTGACCTTCGCCAACGCCTGGTACAAAGCCTAGGGCAATTTCAGCCATTGTGCCTGCAATCTTTTTGAAATCATCAGCCTGCCATGATTTGCCCGCAGCATATGCGTGATCTGCAGCCGTGACCGCTTGATAACCAATTGTTTGAGCGTTTTTTTGGGCCTGTGAATTCGCATGAGCACCCAGGAGCTTCAGGAAGATGGGGAGAAGTGATTGCTCATTAGGCGCGACAGGGTTGTCAGCATTTAAGTAAATATCGGGTTCTAGCTTTGAGACAGGATGATTTCTAATATTTCGTTGGGCGTCGTCGATCATCTTTTGAGTGTCCTGCTTTCCGAAGGTTTCTAGTTCCTGATACCTTTGAAATTCAGCAATCCTCACTTGGTCGTATAAATCTGCGAATCGATTATACGCTGCCAATGGATGTAGTTGCGGTGGGAAGTTGGCCCGAAGCTGTTTCTCGACGTCACCTTGTGAGACCAAGTTTGGCAGGATGAGCGCTTGTTTGTGATTTAGCAACTTTGAGAATTCATCGCCTTCAGCTCCTTGGGGCCAACTGGCCCCTGGAACGCCCCCGCCTATTGTCGGAATCTGACGAAGATTTTCAAGATACTCGAGCCGTGAATCCGCCACCATTTTTTCATACTTGTTTATGAAATCCCTGATCGCAGGATTATTCCCACCATGACCCCACTGCGGCCCCAATTGCCGATCACCGTGCTCAGGTCCACTACCTCCACCATTTTGCCATCCTGGGATTCTGGATGAACCATATCTTTGGCTGTCACCGGGGGGGGAGTTTGGGGATGACCGTAGTCCCTCAGATGGACTCGTCCTTGTTCCAGAACAGTTTCCGCACATTCCTGTTTCAGGCTGTACGCACATCACTCCGGACGGGACGGGCGGCTGAGATGGAAGCCCAATATTGATGCAAATTTGCGCATAAACTGAACTAGTAAATAAATAAAAATAGATTACGTATTTCATCGATTAAGCCATGTTCGATATTCATATCGTAATCGTAATTTAACGAGTTCGGGTGAGGTTTGATCAAGCCATGTTCGATATGCATCCAAAAAGCCCTGGAGATTAATACCTTGATTGGTGGCCTTAATATGATCTAGTCGGCTTAGGTAAATATCTGCTTCAATTGATTTAACCGCCTGCATGCAAGAAATAGCTTTACTCCCGGGCGGCGTGCAAAAATTTGAAAGATTCGCAATTGAATCGGTGATTCGTTTCATGTTGTCTTCGGCCGCAACCACTTTCATTCGGATGTAATTGAGCTCACTGTTAATCCGAACTTGATTATCGTAGTCCCGTTGCCGCAGATAACTGATGTACCTCACCCGTTCCTCGTCAGTGGCAGCCTGGGCTTGTCCGGTAAACAAAAATAATATTAGTAAAAAGTACATGCAATTTACAATATGCCACATTGTATCATTTTGCAACACTTTGTTAAACATAATGTGTTTATTTGATCTGTCGAACTTAAAGTGTTTCGTCTATAAGTTCGACATTATTTCTTTGAGCGCATGTCTAAACTTCTCAGCACCATTCCCGAACAAAAGATCAATGCAAAGATTATCCTGGTACTTGCACTTGTGGAAGGTGTGGGTCAGAAACTGGGGCCATTTGTCCTGGCAAGCGGAACACGCGAGCTCCTCGTCTGTTAAAAAAACGTCGATTGTTTTTCCCCAATTTCTACGTGGTCTTCGCTTTTCTGGCCTCAAGATATTGTAGGCGAAAATGACATTGGAATCCTTCATGATCGCGGCCAGATGCAAAAGCCCGCAATCAAGGCCGATGGTGGCAACAGCATGTTGCATGATGATTGCAGCATCAACAACAGAGGTTTGCTCTCTCATGTCGAGGCCTAAGTGAAACGAGATATCTTCTGCGTTGTAGGACAAAAGCGAACCATTGGAACAGACATCTTTTTTACCAAGGAACACGGGCGTAAGGCCTAGATATTTAATGTGTTCAATGAGCGGATTCAAATGCTTACCACTTACCCACCGACTCGGCACCATGGAGCTCGTGCACACAACGACATATTTCTTCTGAAGCCTTTTGACCTTTGGCAAAAGCCTTGAGTCTGGGAAATCGAGCATCGGCAGCATCGCATCCGGTGGTGCTGGACACCTTGAACCATAGTAGGCAAAGCCAAGATCAAAAATATGGGCACCCACTGCGTTCAGTAACTGAGGGTTCACGTTCCTGCCTTCGAGCTGAATCTCTGGGCCAACAAGCGGACAATTGGGCTCCATGTACTGGCCGGCATTCTCGCCAGGGAACACTTGCCACTCAGGGTAGGGTTTATGGATCTCCTGCATGAGCGGGACCAAGTAATTGGCCACCATGAGCCGGCCTTGAATGTAGGGTGCGTTTCTAGCTAGCCAAGTGGTGGCGCCTGAGTAATTGATGTAATCGCCCATCCCGCCAGCGTTAAAAGCGAAGTTCACAATGAACCTTTGAACCTTTGTGTCTGGCCTAAAGCCATGCTCAGGGCCATAAATGCCAGGGTCAACCAAGGTCGGAATCGGACTCGCGTGCTTCACATTTCGATCAACTGGAAGTCTGCCGATCATTGGCCTGCCTCAAAGGTAAAATTACCAGTGTGTTTCACGATTAGATCTGGATGAAGGTGCGTTTGGAATCCATGCTCTGCCGCAAGCCTACAGAAAAACCAGTCTTCAGAGAGGTAATCGCCTTCCTCATCGACGCCCGTACCAAAGAAATCCCAACAATCAAGAGGCTCTGGCCCCGTGGTGGTGTCTTTGTAAGCCTTAACGTGAGGTTTTAATTCCTCTAGAACAAATCTATCAATGCACAAGAATGCAGTGCCGAGTTTTTTGACCTGGATATTCTTGCCCCCATGGGCTTCACTCATTTTCCGATAGGATTCAGGGGATCTATTATCTCCAACAAAGAACTGCTCATCTTCCTTTTTGGGATTGAAGTTGAGAGTAATTGGAAACTTCTTTAACGGGACGGCGCCACCGATAATGTAGCAAGATGACGTCACGATTTTGCCAAAGTCTTGAGGAGTCCAGGTGATGTCGGCATCGATGAAAAAGAGCTTATTCCAACGAGGGTTCTTGAGGAAATATCCGGCCGCGGTATTGCGGCCCCTGGCGATTAGAGACTCATTACCTAGCGTGAAAGTGCCAATTTGCCAACCACTGTCAGTGAAAGCCGCGAGGGTTTTAAAAAAGCTCATGAAATAGTATTGAGAAAGCATGCTGCCGTAACAGGGTGTGGCGACGAGTATTTTCATATCACTTCCTGAACTTTGATGACCTTGTCGGCTTTTTTCTTTTTGTCGCGCACCTGAGCTTGAATGGCGTAGCCCTCAGCTTCGGCTTTGGTCAGAAAAGGTTTAGGCTCCCCGTTATCGACAAACACCCAACAACTAAAGACAAGACGAGGAACGCCATGTGGAGCAGGATATCCAGGAATATCAAAATGCTTCTTAAGAATGGCATTGTAGGATTCATGCTTTGCCTTCTTTCGGTCGAGAATTGCCTCGAGCTCTGGACCTATTCTGATAAGTTTGCCGGCCTGCTTTTTCGTGCTCACCTGAAGCTGACTGCCTTTAGCTTTTCTTTCTTTTCGCGCAGTGTCTTCTCAATGAGCCTCAAGTCAAAGCTACAGTTTTTGTTCCATCCATAAAACGTCACTAAGTTTGTTTCGAAATCCACTTTGGAGTTCACAATCTTGCCGATTTGCGCAATGAGTCCTTCGACGAATCCTGGTTGGGAATACATGCTGTCAATTATTTCAAACTCCGTGAATTCACGTTCCACTGCGCTTTACCTGCCGCTTTCTGCCGAAATATTCTTGGGTATCGCCTCTGAGCTGTCTTAACGCCTCAGCAGCGGTGAATTCATGAGTCGTGCCCAAAGGGTCGACCTGAGAGACGAACATGGCCTGCTGAAGCGTTGGCAGCATGTAGATGTGAACCGCGGCTGAACCTAGGTAAATGGCCTCTTTCAACTGTGGAACGTCGCAGTCTTCTTTGATGAATGATGCGATGTCGCCAAGCGCCCTATTGGCGCGGCCCATCAGCTTACCCTGATGCACTCCGCGCTCGACATGGGCTTTGTGGCCTATGTCTGCGTCAAAGATCTTTTTCTTGAACTCGTGAGTATCGTCGATGAAACCCCTCCCCCGAAGAGTCATCAAAACGATAATAATAATCAGTTACTAGGTCAAGTAACTATTACACGCCTTTAAGTTTGCGGATGCGATCCACAGCTTGAGGCTTTTCTTTCACCCGCCAGGTGTGATACGTCAGTTCATCATCTGACCAATTCCCATAGCCGATCCGGTGGGTCTCATCGAGGACGCCAGTCCTAAAGGCGTGATTGTGCCGGACCACGACTGAATCTTCATACTTCCAGCACTCAGTGGCGTTGCCTAAATCCTCCCAGACATTGTCGATGAAGAGATGCTGGAGGGTGGGTGGGAAAACATAGCCTACCGCAAGTAAGAGATCTCTCGACCAGATGGTGGCGCCGCACGCCCGCTCATGACCAAACCAAGCGTCGTTACAGGTGACGAAGTTTTTACCATCGAGCAAAGAGATTAATTTCTTGTCCCATTCCTTTGTGATCGGCACATGGTCGTCATTGAGCAGACAAAGATATGGCCACTTGGAAAATACAAACAGATCCCAAACGGCTCTCACTTTGTCGCCCATTGATTCTTCTGGGCCTGTTCGAAATATCCAGTTGTCTGGCATCAAGAGATTCTCGTAATCAGCCTGGTTGTCACCCCAGTCTTTGTCATCAATGAGGAGCATTCCAGGCTCGGAGCTTTTTGCCTGGTCATAGCCCATAAAGAACTGCTTCAAATGGGCCGGTCGTCTTCGTGAAGGTAGGATGATCATTTGAGGAAATCGTAAATCATGTAAAGTGGGCCAAAGATAAGACAGAGCGGAAGGGCTATGAAAAAATCACCTAAGCCAGGTTGGTGAATATTTCTAATGAACTGCTGGCCCCAAAATATTGAGCCCATTATTAGCCAAACAAAGAGCGCCCAAAACATTAAGTCGATCATTGTTTCCCCTCCCAGATGCAGGTAAATGCCCTATTCACTTGATTGTGAAAATGCTCTTTACAAAATCCAGAAGGGTCGTGCTTATTGCCTGGCAAGAGTTGCGGCATATTGCGATTTGCCTGAGTGATCTCGACAATAAATGCAGCGTTGGATGAGCCAATCACTCTCTCTCGATTTTGTTTACAGAGCTGACCTGGCCATTCGTGATCAATCGAGCCAAAGAATTTTTGCCGCATGAAATAGCTTAAATCGCTTGGGATGAAGTTACAAAAAAATGGTGCTGGCAATAAGTGGGTCACTGACATCATGCCAAAGCCAAGTTCCTTCCAGGAAACCCCACCAATGAAGGAACAGGATTCGCGCTGTCCGTGTTCGGAGTAAATCCAGGAGTCATGGAGATGGTAGTCAAAAGCTCTCGACACCAATTCTGGATTTGACCATGCGTCTTTACGGGCCCAGTCATCATTGTCGATGAAGCTATCGAGCACTCTGACATGAGGCACACATACTACATTATTTGGCTCAGCTCCGATGGCGCAGAGGGTAGGGATTGTGCCTTCACCAAAGATGATATCGGGTGGCGCCATAATGAGGGACGCATTCTCCGTCAAGCAGCGGTCGATTTCATAGACAAAAGCCCAGAGGTGAACCGCATTGTAGGAGTCCTTGCTATCAGCGTCTTCAGGGATTTCCACGAACTCGTACTTTGCGACATTCGTCTTGCCTAGGATTTCCTTCAGCCTTGGGATGTCTTGAGGAAGCGTGACGATAACCCAAGTGGCTCTCTGAAGCTCTAGCCTATTCTTTGGCCACATGAGAGACGCCACAGTGCCGCGCTCAAACCAGTCGACATACTTTCCCCAGACGGCCGAGTAAATCCTGAGTGGCTTCAAATCTCCCCCTAAAGTGATCATTAAGTAGTAACTATGATGTTTTATGGAGGCAACATTTTTATGGTATCAAATTGACTGTGAATGCTGGCACGGTTTGGCCATTGAGCAACATGCCTGATTCCGGACAGGAATAAGTGGTGCCTGAAACGGTGCAGCTCAAGACCTGGTTGGTTTGGCTTCCCGTAAAGTCGTTGTTAATGAGCACATTGCTTGTGCCATCCCCGTCAGAGGCTTGATTCGGCAAACCATAAAGTGAGAGCTCGGGGCTTAAGAGTGAGACATCTGGCAAGTGCACCATTTGAAACAAGGCATTAACACTCTGAGTTTCATACGGATAAATCGGCCCAAATTTGTAAGACGCGACCCCGGCTGAGACATACCCTTTGTAAGCCATGTAAGGTTGTTTCACGACGTTCGCCACAACAAAGACCCCTTCATCCGTGACATTGATGCTAGTCACATGATGAACCGCGATTGGCTCAGGATTCTGCGTCACATTGAGCAAGTTCCCAGGATCACCCCAACAATAAGCCGTGCCAGAGATGAGTGTGCAAGTGAACATTGCGTGGGGCGAATTCGTCGTAGTGATGATTCGCACATCAACATTTGAAGCGTTGACCGGACCCACAATCGGAAGCTGAGCTAAAGCTTTCGGCCCCTGGTTCGTTTCATTACAAGCAGTAAAACCCAAGACTAAACAAAATAAGATTAGGCGTTTCATTGTATCCTCGCTTTCACCAGAGTCTGATATTGTGGTGTCACAACTTGAGACCCAGGATATGAGTTGTTACCGGCCTGAAATCCGTCTGTGTACCCTTGCGTATAAGCTTTAACGGTAAAGTTCGTGCACGCTTGTTCAGCCTCGTGTCCATCAGAAATCAGCTGTTCATACCGTTGTGCGTGCATGGCTTTCTCCTCAAACAACTTATCGGCCTCTTTCGGATTTTCTTTAGCGAAAGCCAAGAATTGATTTACCCGCTCTGAGTGTTTTGGTTGAGATGAGCAAGCGCTCAAAAACATGACCAATATTGATACGATTAATGCTACATTTGAGGGAAACAGGAGGCTCATATGCCAAAGGGAAGTTTTAAGTTTCAACCCATGGGCGATACTGCTTCGAACCGACCGATATACCCGTCGAAGCTCGACACTTACTATGAGAATGCCGTTTACTCTGGCAAAGCTGGCCAAGACCTTGCGACAGCTAGAGAGGCAGCCCAAAAGGCCGATAATGGCGCATCCAAACCAAGTAATGACGAAGGTTAGAGTTTTCATTCGGTCTCCCTTAATCTAGTCGCCACTCCAATTTGACTCTCACTGGCGGGGCTTGGAAGTATCGTCGTCTCTTTGCCGTGTGGCCAGCGACTGAGCTCGAGCACAAAGCCTGCAGCTGAAAGCCCAATCAATTCTCCCATCTTCAAGCATTTGCGCCCAGTCAGCATGACAATCGCGTAAGACGTCCCGTTCTTTGGGTAGAAGTGGCATTTGCCAAAGGCATCATGCCGTTCAAACTTTAAGAGCGCTGTGGGGTTCACTAGCCACCTCGCTTGAACTTGGGGCGCTCGCGATATGTCGCAAACGCAATGGCCTCACGAATCACATGTAAATCTTCAGCACGGAATGAACGATCTTTAAGCGCATTACTTGCATCAGCGATCATATCCACAGCGAGTTTGCAGGCCTCAAGCAGCATTGGACTTGCCGCGAACAGCTGAGCTAATTCTGGAGCTCCTTCGCAGTCATTGAGCATTGAGGCTACGACCTCAGTGTCGCTTAAAGACGTCTTGATGCGCTCGATTTGAATCATGTTTCCATTGAACGCAGTAGAGGTACAAAGCCATGGTCTTGGGGTTAGGGCTAGGGTTCGATTTGGTTTGCTCATACGTCACGCTCCTTGAAATTGGATATTGCGGCTTCGGCGCGCTGCCTTCCACCTTGCGTCACTCTACCCATCGGATCACCGAGCAGGAACTTTATGGCACCAATGAGCTCACGAACTGCGAAAGCTGTGGGCTCTTCATTGAAGAAAGCGTTCCAGCCCATTTGAGCCATTGATTGGGGTGCAGCAGTACAAAGAGTCCATTGCTGGTCCTGACTGAAGGGCTTGTATAGCCATATGGAGCCATCTTCTTTCAGCGCCAGATATGTGATGTCCATGACTTTGCCAGAATCAATTGCGGTCAGGTGGATTGTCCTACTTTCGTGTCTCATTGCTGCCCCCGAAGCTTTCGCAATGTGTTGATGGCAGCTCGGCACCTGCCAGCACAGCAAACCCCGAGCATGTGTCTGCGGTTAAATTCCAATCGAATGATGCGGATAAGCTCTGTGATGAGCATCAGTTCAGGTCCAATTGGTTCAGTTTCAAGTTCCATGTTTTTCCTCCTTGCATGAGCGGCATGCTCACGACACATGACTAAAGATGCACACCAAATGCCAGTAGCTGACCCTAGTAAATTCAAGAGGTTAATCTTAATGAGACTGTAGAAGTTTCAGTCAGTTAGCGTCTTGTTGTAAGAAATCTCTACTAAGCTCTGGAAAGCTGAGCTGATTTCCATGCGTCAAACTTCTAGGCGAAATCGATAAGTTCGACGGTTCATTGTGAAACGCGCAGGTAGGGGCCCCATAAGGAAATAGTAAGAATTGCAAGCATACTCAGGAGCCACACGAGTTCCTCAAATAAAGTACTCCAATTCGACTCATGGATGTGAATCTTAAGGCTGTCCAGATGATCTTTGAGGCTTGGCCACATAGGTATTGAGCTCCCTGCGGAGCCATCTTATCTCTTCGAGAGCCCTGTCGTATGCTGATTTCTCGATCACATGAATCCTCGGCAGGTCTTGTTTGTCCCCTGGGCGCTTGCATGCGTAATCGACATGACCTTCTTGAATCCACCACTCGCGGGGCTTATTCATGGCTATCGATCAAAAGATCTTGTGCACGCGCATAGAGATCATCCATGCCGCGAAGGCCGCCTTGATCGGCGTACCATCTCTTTACAAGCTCGCGGATAAACTTGCGTTCTTCGGATTCTTCTTTGATTGGGCGAAGGCCAATTCCTAAAGCGATATGCGAATCTCTTCGATCTGAAAAATTACCTATGTTCCATCCACTTGGATCATCTGATTTGTGGGCTGTAAGGGGAATGCCTTCGCCAAGCAAGCGGTGGATTGCAAATGCTTTATACCAAGAAAATGGCAATGTTGTAGTGTTCATAACAAGCCCGAGTTCTTTGGCTCTTTTTTTTCCACATTCCAGAAGTTCAGCGTCATCATTGTCAGACAAGAGTCGCTCCGGTTTCGGCACTGTTTAACTCGGACTTAGGGGCAGCATCCGCCTCATTATCATTGGCCCACCGATGAAGCATCTGAGCGAAGAACTCATACGCATCGACATGATCTGAGAGTGAATACGTGCGGCCATCCTCCATTTCAAAGATGTAGCCACGATTATCCGTGATGTAGACCGACATATTGAAAAGCTGCTCAAACGGAACCATGCTTCGTCTCTTTTTTCTCATTCTTTCTCCCGTTACACAAAGGTGCGCGAATGCCAGCTTTAGAGCGTCGCGCGCGCCCGTAGTACATCGAACTGACTCAATGGGGACGAATATCCAGGCTTTATATCCCAATCACTGCTATGGCCAGCTTTTCTACCCGTTGGGATGCCTCCCTTGGATGCGCTACAACGCCACAGACCTGGAGTGAGTACGGATACTGTATTATAATGAGACAGTTAAAAACTCAAGATTTTCGGTGTTTAAAAACGCTCCACCCCAAGCCTTTTACCCACTCATTTATCCAAGTGGGGGGAGCTGATCAGAGCTTAACATGTGTATCGAGGTGATACAAGTCTCAAGTCCACAGCCATAGAAGAAATAGCGCCAAAAGTGAGGGCTTTTTATGGCACTTCTCGCAAACATGATCGTGATCATGCAATTTTCGGCTATTGGCACAAATCGCGACGACTAATTGCCCGCAACTATCGCACTTTGACTGGAGATACATGGGGTTAAAGAACTGGCATGGCATTATAGAACTCCTATGAAGATCCAAGCTGCAGGACGAATGCTCGGAGTGATCTCAGGATCAAGCGGCACGATTACTTCTTCAATGCACCCATCTTCTGGAACCAAGAGAATGAAATTGTCGATATATGGGTCGTAATAGATCTGAACATCAGTTAATGGCATGTGTTTCAATACGATACAGTTCAAGATTTAGCAAGATCGGGAGGGGAGCATTTAAAGTAGGCCTATGAATCTAAAAGTGTCATGTTGGTCATGTAACCAAAGCCCAAACATAGCCAAAAAGCCTTGATATTTGAAGACGTAGAGATTGGCGTCCACTTCATCGATGAAAACAGCTTCCACTGTGATTACGTGATCGAGGTCAACCTGACTCATTACTATGTATTACTTTGATACAGTTCAAGATTCAAGATATTCGGGAAATGGTCACCTATTGAATACCTTACTGGCCTACAGGCCTGGTGTGGGTAGTGGCGGGGTTGTCGTCTGGCTGGCGGTTGGATGTTGGCGTGTGAGCTCGTCGGCCGCTTGGTTGTGGCTGGATGGTCGTGCATTCAAAGCGCTATATTCAAAGCGCGTGGAATGCGTAACGTGTTGTGATTAGTGTCGGAAGTGAGGCTTTGCCACACGGTGGACATCTTGTGGTGCGGCGTGAGTTCCGCAGTTAGTCCAGAAGATGTGGCCAAGGATGATGCCTGCTAGCAATGGAATGATTGGCCATGATTGTGAGGTCTTGAGCAGCATTCTGGATATCGTCGCGTCGTCACCCTTCTTTAGGTACAGCACGAGATCAGTGATGATTACGACCACAGCTACTAGGATGACGAACCATTGAGTGAAGGACATGCACACCTCATTACTTATTAAATTAACCTGGTGTTCTATGAATTTAGTAATTAATTCCGCTATATTACATCGCATGTAATGCCACCTATCAACCGCAGATCTATATTAGATCTGATGTCCACCGTGTGGCAAAGCCTCACTTCCGACACTAATCACAACACGTTACGCATTCCACGCGCTTTGAATATAGCGCTTTGAATGCACGACCATC